GGTGGCCCTGAACAGGGACTACAAGGGGTCGAAGATTTTCAACGACCTCCGCTACCTGTCCGACGAGGAACGCAAGCGCACTCCGAAATTCCAGACGGCCTATCAGGGTACGGGCAGGGTGTATGTCCTCCTGTCCCAGTTCGCCAACTGGCTCTCCGGTGGCGACTATGCCGATGCAGGCTGGCTGAACATCAACCCTGCCGCCGTCGAGCATATCCTCCAGGGTGCGACTGGCGGTGCCGGCACGACGCTGGGCAAGTTCTATCGCGGTACTATCGGACAGGCCCTGGGCGAGGACTTCTCCGTCCGCAACACTCCGTTCCTGTCCCGTATCCTCACCGTGAACGACGAACGCTATCGTAATGTGCATACCACGGAGCTGTTCGACTACTACAAGGCCGAGGCCGAGCATACGAAGAAGCTCATCAACACCTACCGGAAGAACGGCGACGACGACAAGCTGGACCGCATCTTCGAGAGCGAGGACTACGAGATCATGAACATCTACGATTCCTACAAGTCCCAGTTCAAGTATTTCAACGAAGAATTGAAAGTGACGACCGACAGGAAGGACCGCAAGGCCCTCATGAAGGAACAGGATGCGGTACGCAAGGAAATGATACAGGAAATATCTAACATCAAGTAACCATGCCTATCAAGAGAATACAACTCCGAGGAATCTCCCGCAGACCCTCCGACCGCATGAACGCGGACGGGGGGTGCGCGGAGAGCCTTAATGTCCACCTCGAAGAAGGGGAACTCGCCCCGACGCTGGCACCGCAGATAATTACCGGCTTATGCGACCAGGGCGACGAGCCTGACAAGTACATCTTCATCCACAAGTGGGGAAGCTATGCACACACGATAGGCATTGACGGGCAGGTCGTGAGATGGTATAAGGGCGGTGCGCCGCCCGCAATCCTCACGCTCGGCACCGGCGAAACCCTCTCCGATATCAAGTCCGTCGGTAACACGCTCATCGTTGCGTCCAGCGCAAAGATGTATTACGCCCTGTGGACCGGCACGACCTACAAGTACCTGGGCAATCAGATTCCGATTCCTCATGTTTCCTTCCGTATCGGCAACATGACGAAGATGAGGGCGAACGCAAATGTCGTCTGGGAGGCTGATAACCCCAGCTCGACACCTCCCTACGACGACTATGGCGGTGCGTATTATGATACTAACTGGGAACTCACCCCGCCATCCATTCCGCACTCGACTACCGGCGAGACGGAAGATTACGGAAGCTCGGCCACTCGCTATGTGTTTCAGACCAGCGAGGACAACGGCTTCTGGAATATTCTGCTGAACAAAATATGGGAGTATGTCGATGAGCAGGTCTATGAAAAGATGCAGTCGGGCAAGGCGGTGTTCCCGATGTTTGTCCGATATGCCGTCCGTTTGTATGACGGGACGGTATATGCGCAGTCTATCCCCGTACTGCTCGGCGGTGACATATCGAAGTTCATCGACATAAAGTCGGTGTTCACCGAGTGGTACTCGAACAATTCCGCAGACACGCCGAAGCTCTTGAAGGCATGGAATCTCGTTGATATCGCAGAGGCTTATTCGGTCTGCCTGAAAAGGGAAAGCGCGAGTACGATATTCGACGATTGGAAGGACCTCGTTTCCGGTGTGGATATCTTCGTGTCTCCGCAGATGTTCCCCGTCCTTCGGAACGCGGCGAAGTTCCGCACCCAGTTCAATAGCGAATATGTGGACCAGGATTCGGCAGATGCGCAGGGGAATCACATGATGAGCCGATATTTCTCGGTCTATAACTTCAGCCTCGATCCGTATCACATGGAGGACCACCAGGAAGAACTGGTCACGAAATATCAGACTACCTTCCTTGTCAAATCCTATACGGTCGATGAGTTCAAGGCCCTGTCCGGCGATGTCACATTGAGCGACCTGAATCTTTCTTCCGACTGGCTCATGACGCAGGAATCGTTGAAGGAGACACCAGGCAGCATGCACCTTACCAAGGCGAAGGACCTCTACACCTACAACAAGCGTCTCATGCTGGGACGGGCATCGCAGGAACTATCGCACGGGTACGCCTTCCTCCCGTCCTCGAAGTGGGGGAGCGGGACTGGCGGCAACTATCGTTTCGTCTATCATATCCGAGGCTCCAACGGGGAGTGTATCGTCCGTTCCAGGGATGTGTCCGGAAACGAAACGATTTCTGCGAGGACGAGCGCAAACCTTGTCGTTGGTTCAAGCACGAACAGAGTGGAAAGCCTCTGCGCATGGATATCGTATCCGGATTCAAGATGCTATCTTGTTGATATCTTCAAGACCGTCAGCGGGACGACGACAAAGGTGTCACTCGCCATGAAGCCGAGCGCGGAGCTTGATATCGCCTACGCCTTCATAGGATTCGGCACGGCTCCGTCGTTCGCATCGACATCTGACACGCCGGCGACGGAGAAGGCGACATACAACTATGAGAACAGCCTTCTCATATCCAAGTTCGAGAATCCGTTCGTGTTCGACACGACCGATATCGTCTCCTTCGACGGGAAGGTAATCAACATTGCGGCAATCACGCACCCGCTCTCCCAGGGGCAGGTCGGCCAGTTCGCCCTGTATGTGTTCACCGATGAGGGCATCGTGTCGCCGGCCATCAAGGACGACGGAGGATTTGGTGCAATTTCGGTCGTCAGCCGTGATGTCCTCCTGTCAAAGACGGCGCTGGTGGCAATCGAGCAGGGTATATTCTTCGTCACGAAGAAGGGCGTGATGCTCCTGCAGGGCATGACCATCACGGATATCTCGAAGAACATGATCGGAAGGCAGTATGTCCTCGACACCGCCCTGAACGACAAGATTCCTTCTGCCTGTTCCGGATTCGTGGCAGACAGCACTCCGTTTATGTCGTTCATGGCCAGCTGCCATATCGCCTTCGACTACACGGGAAAGCGGCTCATCTTCTTCAACTCGACGAAGGCGTACCAGTATGTCTATATGTTCGAGACGGAGACCTGGCACAAGATGGTTACGGCCTCCGGCGCGATCGTCGTGCTGAATAGCTATCCTCAATGTAAAGTTTCCATCGGCGATTCTCTCTACAAGTTCGACACGGTGATTGACGACGCGGCCTATATATCCGACACCGACAACACCAAGATACGCTCATGCGTCATCATCACGCGGTCGTTCGACCTCGAAGAACCCGATGTGCGCAAGGCCATCAGGAGCATACGCATCCGCGGACGCTTCAACCGCAACGATGTGCAGTACCTTCTTCTCGGCTCGTTCGACGGCATGCACTGGAAGCTCCTTCCGTCCCTGCGTGGCGGGTCGTACAAGATGTTCCGTCTGTTCATCCGTGCGTCCCTCGCACCCACCGAGCGCATCTCCTGGGTCGATGTGGACTACGAATCCAGATACGCTACAAAACTGCGATAGTTTGGGAAAGATAGACCATAGGGACGGTTATCCGTCCCTAATTTCGTATTGGAAACTAAAATCTGCTCGAAATGAAAGACATCGTTTTTTGGCTGAAACAAATCTGCCACGCTTTGAAAGCAGCCGGCCAGAGCAACTGGACCGAGAACGACACCACCGCCGCGTCGTATATCCAGAACAAGCCGGATATCCCCAGTTCGTTGAAGGCGATCGCCCTTGCGGGACTGCCGGCATCCGGCACGAATACGGTCTCGCTCCTGAACGCCACAGGACTTACCGCCGACGAGGTTAAGGCCGCGTCCGAGGGCAAGCGGTTCGGCCTTATCAAGGACGGTGTTTTCTATGCCATCGACGGAGTTACCTACACCTCCGCTACCGCGTACTCCATCACTTTCAGAAAAGCGAAGTATGCGCTCGACGATGATGCACTCGTCCCTGCCGCTGGGAGCGTGTTCTATTCTGCCACCCGTAGCGGAACCACCGTTACCTGCACCGCTATCTCAATCAGCTAACAGGGAGGACAGGAAATGAGCGAGACGCTTCTTGGCATACTTGCCGCCCTTTTCGGAGGGTTGAACATCTTCCAGTTCATCTTCTTCCGCTCGACGAAGAAGGAGTATTGGGCCAGGGCAGAACAGGCCGCTGTCGAGGCGAAGGACGCGAGGTTCGATTCCCTGCAGAAACAGATCAACGACATGGAAACCCTCTATAAGCAGCAGGGCGAGGAACTGAGCGCAGTCCGAAAGGAACTGCTCGAAGTGACGAAGGCGAAGATGGACAGTGACAAGCGCGTCACCCAGCTGGAATATGAAAACCAGGCGTTGAAGGAAAAGGTAGAGCGACTTGAGAAAATGGTGCATTAAGAAAGAATACCATGGCAGAGTTCAAGTATTTCTCGTTGAAGGAGCTGTGCGCCTCCGATGTGGCGACGAAGAAGAAGATTGACAACTTCCCGTCGTTCACGGTGGTCGCGCACCTGTCCGAGCTGACGGAGAAGATACTGGAACCCCTGCGCGTCGCATGGGGCAGTCCGATCAAATGCTCGTCCGGCTATCGGAGCGATGCCCTGAACAAGGCCGTCGGCGGTGTGTCCACCTCCGCACACAAGCAGGGGTACGCCGCGGACCTCCAGCCGGCCAACGGCAAGATAGACGAGTTCGGCAAGTTTGTCAAGGACTGGCTGACGAGAAACCGCATCAAGTACGACCAGGTGCTTTTTGAGACGAGCGGAAAGACGAAGTGGGTGCATATCGGCCTGTATTCGTCCACCGGCACCCAGCGTTGCGAATCCAAAGACCTTATCGTGAGGTAAACCATAATCGGGTTATATGTTGTTAAGTTTTAGTTTTAGATTGTTGTGGGGAGCGGGGCGGTTGTGAAATCGTCCCGCTTTTTTACTGCCATGAAATTTACGACCATGAAAAAAGTCATCGAAATACTCCTTTACCTTTGGCAGCTCCCGCAGAACATCGTGGGCCTCCTGTTCGTGAATGTCCTTCAGCCGGAGCGCAGTTTCCTGTTCGGAGACGGAGATCGGATGGCGTGGCTGTACTACTCAAGCAAGATGCGCGGAGGCATCTCGCTCGGACAGTACATCATCGTGAACGACAAGTACAAGGACTACAAGGGCGACACGGAGAAGCACGAGTACGGTCATTACCTGCAGTCGAGATATCTCGGCCCGCTCTACCTCCTTGTAATCGGCCTTCCTTCCCTCCTGTGGGCCGCGTGGTGGAACAGGGGCAGGGGAGTAAGCTATTACTCCTTCTACACAGAGAAATGGGCCGACAGGCTCGGAAATGTGGAGCGTGACGACGATGAATAAGGATTTGCCAAGGGCCGTCCTTCTTCTCGGCCTGTTCCTGCTGGTGGGCGGCCTGTCCTACTGGACCGGCTGGCGCGTCGGACACAAGTCCGTGTTCGTCCCTGCTGGCAAGCCTGACACCGTGACCGTAACCAGGTGGGTTTCAGCGCCCGTCGTGGAGCCGGAAACGAAACCCGTCCTCCCGAAGGTGTTCTTCCTTCCCGTGCATGACACATTGGCAGTCCATGACACGACTGCGGTGCGCGATTCCGTCCTCGTCGAGGTCCCCATAGAGGAAAAGACCTATCCAGGGGAGAACTACAGGGTGACAATCCGCGGATTCGAGCCGGAACTCGTCGATATATGGATCAGGCAGGACGAGAAATACATCACCCAGCCATATCGCAAGCGGTGGTCGTTCACCGTCGGCCCGCAGGTCGGTGTCGGCTACACGCCACAGGGACTGCAACCATACGCAGGTGCTGGCATTACCTTCGGATACAGCTTCTGACGGCCTACGATTGGGAAAGATAGACCAAGAAAGGAAGTTCGTTTTATCAGATTCGCAACATAAAGTGAACTTTTCTATATGTTCAAGGCTGAACGACTCATAAAACGAAACGCGACCACCGCCGAGATGGATTCCGTGCGCGTCCGCAAGAAGGAGCTGCGCGTCAAGGATAAGGATGTCGCGATGCTCCACCGATGCGAGACGGTATGGCAGAATCTCGACGAGTTCCGTCAGCAACGGGCGAGGGCGCATCGTTTCTATGACGGAGACCAGTGGGCAGACACGATAACCGTGAACGGCAAGTCCATGACTTACCGCCAGTATCTCATGTCCACGGGTAATGTCGTCATTCAGACCAACCAGATCAAGAATCGTGTCGATACCATCGCCGGCGTGATGGTGAAGGAGAAGAACGAACCTGTCTGCCATGCCATCGACCGCGACGAGCAGCAGTACGGCGAAATCGTCACGGAGGCTTTGCAGGCTAACTGCGACAAGAATGTCATGCCGGAGCTATACATGAAATGGCTCCGCGAACTCTGCATCGGCGGCCTCGCCGTCTCCTACGAATCCTACGACGACAAGCACGGCCCCAACCGCAGGCTGGATTCCTGGACGCAGTACATCAACCCCAACCATGTTTTCTTCGACGGCGACGGAGTGGACCCCCGTTTCTGGGACTTCTCCATCGTCGGTCGCTATTTCTACGGCTCCTTCGAGGACATCTGCGCCCAGTTCGCCCGCAAGCCGTCGGATTATGCCGTACTGAAAGAAATCTACGCCAATCAGTCCGTCCCGTTCAAGGAGGAAGAATCCCGCGAGTTCACGGACCGGTTCGAGGACGACAATATCCTGTTCATGCGCTCGTCCGACCCGACCAAGTGCTTCGTGTGCGAGGTGTGGACGAAGGAGACCAGGGCGATGATACGGCTGCACGACACCAACGCCGGCACCGAGGAAATCATCGAGGCCGACGACAAGGAGTACCGCAGGCTGATCAAGACCGAGAACGAGCGTCGCAGGAAACTGGCCGTCAAGTCCGGCTGGGACGAGAAGGATGTGCCGTACATCATCGGCGACGGCTACGGCAAGGACGACGAAGAACGCAACGGATTCTTCGTCGATACATACTGGTACTGCCGTTTCCTCGCTCCCGACGGGACTATCCTGTGGGAGGGCGAATCCCCCTACGCCGACCGCTCGCACCCGTTCAATTTCTGCATCTTCTCCTATCTCGACGGCAGGATCGTCGGATACATGAACGATGCCATCGACCACAATATCGCCATGAACCGCGCGGTCGTCCTGCACGACTGGCTCGTCCGTGCGCAGGCGAAGGGCGTTACGGTCGTCCCTCGAAAGCTCCTGGGCGACAAGCTGACGGAAATCGAGTTCGCGAGGGCATGGGCCAGCATCGACGACATTGTGTATGTGGACCTCGAACCCGGACAGGAAGGACTGATGCCGAAGCAGTTCAACGGAGTGGCGCAAACCTTCGATGTGAGCGGACTGCTCGCAACCTATTCGCGCCTCATGGATGCCGGCTCGCCCGTCAATGGTGCGTTGCAGGGCAAGACACCGAACTCCGGAACATCGGGAACCCTGTACGCCCAGATGAGCGCCAATGCGTCCACGCCCATCGCCGCCCTCATGGAGCAGTTCCACAATTTCGTCCTGTGCGTTCTGAACAAGAAGATGAAGAATATCTGCATGTTCTACGACACGACGCGGTTCGAGAAGATTGCGGGACGAATCGACAGCCTGTTCGACATGAACAAGCTCAACCTCAATGAGGTGGGCGACCTCGAATACGACCTGCGCATCAAGGAGAGCGCGGACACTCCCGTTTTCCGCGAAATGCAGGAGCAGGACCTTCTGATGTTCCTGCAGGCGGGATTCATCTCCTTCGAGGAATACCTGGAGGCCAGCAGCAAGCCTTATGTGGATAAGATTCTGCAGAAACGGCAGGCTCGGCAGGCCGAAATCGAATCAGCGGAGCAGAACGGTGCTCCCGTGGGGGCCGCGCCGGAAGCGGCACTCCAGTCTGGGGCACCGGGGGCTCCTGCCTATCCGATGCCTTCTTCTTAATTCTATACCAACAACCGAAAGTCTATCTTACCAGACCTGCGAGGCGAAGGCGTTCCCTTACGAACGCCTTCCTTCGTATCTCCCTGTCACGGGAGGAAAGGCCGTTGTTGCCGAACCTGTCCGCGGTGTGGTAGTAGCACCCGCTCTTGAGCGTGTTCATAGTAAGGAGGCGTGCCGACACGCCGAAGGCCCTTTTCTGCATCTTGAACTGGGCCTTGCTGTATGTCACCAGCCTGTCGGGGTGGAAGGTATTTGATGCGAGGTAGATCGTGTTTCCTTCAGACTGGTGCCGTCTCTCCGCGGCATCCACGCCCTGCCTGTATATCAAACGGGCATAGAGCGTGACGAAAAGCATGGCCGGCCAGCGGAAAATTCTCTTGAAAATGTTCATGGTAGTCTTGTTTTGGTTATAATCTCGTAAGGCCGAGTTCGTCCCCGTGTATGACGGTTTCGTCCTCCGGCTGCGCTTTCTTTATCCATGCGGGCGGTTGCATCTCCTTGTAGCATATCCACAGGCCGATGGCGCGGGACATAACCGCGTCGTCGTGCTTGCCGTGTTCCGCGTCGGTCTTGCCGTGGTCCTCCATGTAGGAGGCCATCTGTGCGCAGCAGAGCGCGGACGGCTCGTCCCACAAATCGTCGCGAAGGCACTCCTTCATGAAGTTGATGATCTTCGGCTTCGTGCTGGAATTGGTGTGGAATCCCCATTTCTGACCCGTCTTATCCTTGATGTTTTCCTCTCCGTTGTGGCGCATATACAGGTGCGTGTAGATGCCGGACACAATGTCGAGGATATATTCAAACGGGTCTATGCCGTTGTTGCGCTCGGCGTTCATGGATTCCATCGTGTTGGATTCAATGACGAGCAGGGCATCGTTGTACCACTTGGCGAGACGCATGGCATCGTAAGCCTGCGTGTCGGGGTCTGCCTTGTAGTTCATTTCCGCGACCACCCCAGGCTTTCCGTTCAGTCCGAAGTCCTGCATCATCAGCAGGCGGTCGATGACCGTGATACATGCGGGGTCGGCTCCGTCGCTCGCACCCCTGCGAGGGTCGAGAATGACAATGTAGCGGTTGCTGACGGGCGAATCGTCGGGTTTCTCCCAGATGCGGAGGTCTCCCGTCGAGTTCGGAATGAAGCGTATGTCCTTCAATGCGTCCTGTCCCTTCTCTCCCTCGGCAACGAGATCGCCGACGAACACAGGAGGACGGCAGCGCTGGGACTTCTCATGGACGAGGAACGGGTCGAACACATGGTTGCCGGCGGTGAAGAAAGCCTGGGCGGGTGTCTCCGGTGCCTCGTTGCACATCTTCGCGAACGAGAGACGCAGACGGCGGTAGCGATACCAGTTGATATGCTCCAGCGTCGAGCCGATCTCCCAAAGCCACCAGTAGTATTTGCCGGTGTCGCGCCACTTGCCGTTGGGTGTGTCCTCGTCCTTATGGGTGACGAGCCAGTCCACGAACTCGCGAAGGTCGTCAATCTTCCTGTTGTCGAAGATGATATCCCTGGACGGGACGAACACCTGCTCATAGCCGCCCTTCCCGTCGTCGCACGACCGCCATGTGTCGGCAAAGTAGTCGTCGGAGGACTTGGCCGTGGATTCCATGACGCGCATCGAATCCTCGTCGTCGGTCATACCGCCCTCGATGTCCGCTATGATGTCGTCGGCCTGCTTGTTTGGCGTGTTCGGCCACAGGCCCACCTCGGAGTAGTGCGCACCTGCGATATCCTTGGAACGGAGCGTGTTCGGCTTTTCCGCGGAACCGATGAAGATATGCCCTTCCAGTACCTGCTTGTTGTTCTGGTCCCTGATGGCGTATTCGTGTCCCGCGCTGTCCGTCGCCACCAGCCGCAACTCCGTCCCGTCGGGCAGGCCCAGGTCCCATGCCGGATAGTCCTCGATGCTCCGCTTGAGCATGGCGAGGATAGTTTCGGACGCTGACGACACATGTGCGGCTATGGCGAAGGCGTGGAACTCGTTCCACTTGAACAGGAGCCAGCATTGGTAGAAGAAGCAGAAGGTTGAACCGCCCCACTGACGGGCCTTCAATATGATGAGCGATATCGGTAGGCCCTGCGCCCGCATCCTCTCGCACATCGCCAGCACTATCAGCTGGGGAAGGTTCAGAACGAAACGCACCCGTTTCTTCGCGGTCTTGTGCTTGATCCAGATGCAGAAATAGGACCAGTGGACGAAGTCGTGCTTGTGCCGTATCCGTCGTAGCCGTCTCTCCACCTCCAGCCGGTCGGGTGCGCCGTACTTCCATTTCTTCGTGGCGATGTATTCCTCGATGCTCCCTGCCTTCCGTATCTCCTTGACGAGCTTGTTCCTCATCATGGATTCCGGCACCCATTGGACGGGTATCGCGAAATCGGGAATCTCCAGCTTTACCCGTTTCAGACCGGTCAGCGCAGATATGCCTTCTCCGGTCACGGGGTCGTATTCTGCCCGCAACCGCTTCATCCGCTTCTCGTTCTCGGCGATGAACTCCTTATAAATAGCGTCTGAAATCACTTGTCAGGTCGTTGTACTTTCGTTTGAGGGCCGCAACGCCCATGCCCAGGGCGAAGGCGGCGATGTGCGTCGTCGCGCTGAAACGGGGGACGAGGACGAGGGCGACGGTGACGGCGAGGAAGGTAATGACCTCCGGTCGTCTCCACCAGCGGTCGGAAAGGGCGGGTGTCCGCAGTCCGAGGTAGGCGTACAATACATTGGAGAAACCTATCACGGGACGGAGTGACAGGGGATAGACGAGGACTGCTATGAGGAAGGCCGTCGCCAGCTGCGCCGGCGGTGTCCTGCGTCTCGGATTGAATATCGTCCATGTGGCGAGCGAGTTCACGGCGAGGTGCCACCAGCTCGCATGGAAGAACGAGTACAGGACCGCCCGCTCCAAGTACGGGCCGCCCTGCATGAAATCCGGTATGCCGAACACGGCCTGGAGCAGGACGAGGACCAGTATGATTGCAATCCTCACCATCCCTTCTCCCTCCTTGTGTTCTCTATCCGCTCTTTCAGCAGTTTCCTTGCTCCGTCCGTCGATATGTAGAACTCCGGCGCTGGCTCGTCCACCAGTATCTCCAGTATGCGTTCCCGCGACAGGTTGTTTCCTGGGTGCGTGTCGAGGTAGTGCTGGTAGTTGAACCATAGCCGCCACGCCATCCTCTGATACGATTCGTGCAGGTTGATGAGGGAAATCTTCGCGTTGATCCTGCCTATCAGGAGGCTGGCACGCTTGGCCGAAATGAAGAAGCAGGGAGCGGGACTGCGGGCGACGAGACGACCGGCATCATATAGCGATGTGTACCGGCCTTGTTGTAAGCCCTCCTTGTAAACGGAGTACAGGGCATCGGCCTTCTTCCGTTTCAGTTCTGTGTCCCTCATCGGTAGAATTGAATCAGAAGGCGATAGTCCCTTACCGCAAATTTGCGAAAAAGATTGGATTTATCAAAGGGGAATTGGGAAAGATAGACCGTACACACCGCTTGAAGGGGGTATTTTTGAGCGGATTAAGGCAAAGTAACTATTTACCCTATGGCAAAATCTGATAAAAAAACAAAACCGACCTCGCGTGAGAGCCTTCTCTCGAAGGCCCGCGAGTGGTATCCGGACCGCACCTTCCCCGACATCGGAGCGGAAGCCGGAGAAGGAATGTCCGACCTTGACGATGCCATCAAGGAGAAACTGGAGGACTACGCTACCAGACAGGCGAAGTATGACGAGAACAATTCCCGTCTTTCCCAGCTCATGATGAGCGACCCGTCCGCTGCGGAGTTCGTTCAGCGTTGGCTGGAGACGGGCGACCCCCGTACCGCACTCGTTGAGACCTTCGGTGACGACCTCGGCATGACCGAGGAAGGAAAGGCGAACTTCAAGGGCCAGCTCGAAGGCTGGCGCGAGCGCAAGAAGGCGAACGACGCACTCAACGCCGAGGCCGAGGCCAACTGGCAGGCATCCCTCGCCGCCCTGGACGAGTGGGGCGACGCGAAGGGCCTCTCCATCGAGCAGAAGCGCGATGTGATGATGCGACTGCTCGCCATCACCTTCAACGGCATGGAGAACAAGTACGGAGCGGAGGACTTCGACCTCGCGCTGAACGCCATCAACCACGACACCGATGTCGCGTCCGCACGGGCAGAGGGAGAGGTCGCTGGCCGTAACGCCAAGATCGAGGCCGCACGGAGAGACCGCAACGCAGCCGTGGCCATGCCTCCGGCACCCACGGGAGGTCAGGGCGGCACGACCCGCGAACGCCGTCCGAAACCCGCGAACGAAAGTCCGTGGGCCGGAATCAAGTAGAACACTCATAAATCTTATCTATATGGGCACTATCAATTTCCTCAGAACCCACAAGATGAGCGTGCTGTCATCGCTGCTTGTGGTCGCCGCAGCTCTGCTGGGAGCAGACCTCGGTTTTGCAATGGCAGTTGATCCGGTGGAGCTTGCCGACCCTGGCAACCCCTCGGACAATATGAAGAACTACGATGCTTCCACCAACCCGACAGGCCGTCCGGCTGACGAGGCTCTCCAGACCGACGAGCAGGGTGGAAAGACCCAGCTCCAGGGCAAGGCGGCCACTGCCACCGATGTCCGCGATGCCGGCCTTGAAGCGGAGGACTACGACAAGGATGTGGACGAGTTCCGTCCTTTCGCGTTCCCTATCGAGACCTACATCGCCCGTCAGTGCCGCCCCGTCAAGGTCAATAGTCCTGTCCATGGTCACTGGCGCACCGGCTCCACCGACCTCGATGCCGTGTTCAACGGTGCGGGTGACACCCCTGGCGATGTCGCCATCACCGCTGGCAGCAATACCAGCAAGACCATCGGCGGTTCCAGCGTCGTCGTGTTCAACTATCAGACCAATATCCTGAAGCTCCCCGCCGCATCCTTCGACAATCCGGAGTGCCTTACCGAGTTCTCCACGGTTATCGTGAAGGGCGTAGCCGGCTACAAGAAATCCGATGCGGGTGCCGAGATCGCCGACGGCGAACTGATGCTTTTCGTCCTTGACCACAAGGATAGTAACGAGTATATCCAGTTCAAGGTCATCAACCCTCCGTTCAACACCACGGGTTCCGCGACCTCCGTCACTATCGCTATGGGTTCCGAGTTCAAGAGCATGGCTACGGCCTGCGCCGAATCTCAGATGCATGTCGCGTCCGAGACCTACCTGCCGGAGAAGTTCGATGTGTTCCTCCAGAAGAAGATTGTCACCTGCGTGATTACCGACGCTCTGGAAGAGCAGATCAAGAAGGTCCCGCACACCAAGCAGAAGATTCTCGCCAACGCCGAGTACAACTTCAAGCGCGAGTGCGCCCGCTCCCACTGGAACGGCACGAAGGCCCGCGTCGATGTGTATGTGCCTGAAACCGGCAACCGCGAGTCCGTGTACTTCGAGAACGGTATTCTCCGTCAGCTGAACATGCTCTACACCCTGTCCGGCAATGTCCTGACCGACGACGACCTCCTGGTCATGTCCACCCTCATGTTCACGGACAACAGCCAGTCCGACGAGGCGAGCGTGTTCTGCGGCAAGAAGGCCATGCAGCGCCTTATCAAGCTGGTCAATTCCGCTGACAAGTACAAGGATGTGGGCCGCGTCGAGGTGAACGAGTACGGCATCAAGGTCCGTAACTATCGTGACAACTTCGGCTCCTTCGAGTTCATCTATGACCCGACGCTGAACGACATCGGCTACGAGGAGGCGATGGTCGCTGTGGACCTCCGTCATGCGACCCGTCCGTACATGGTGAACAAGAAAACCACCCAGCGCGACATGTCCAAGACCGCCGAGGCCCGCGAAGCCAAGGAGTACAACCTGTGCAAGTACGACTGCGTTGCGCTGAACGGGTTCAACTCCATGCTCGTCCTCCCGGCCAGCACCGCCATCACGCAGGCGAACCTCGGCGGCATCGTCGCCTCCTTCTCCAGCGTCTCGGCCCTGCCTTCCGGCTCCGCGCTCACCGCTGCCGCGAAACTGCTGAAGTATTTCCTCACCGCTGACGATTCCGATTCCGGATTCAAGAAGAACGATATCGTCGAGTGGGATACCGACCTGAACGACTGGGTTAAGTTCCAGGGCATCGTCCGGGCCTAAACATCAACCCTAACCCGTGGGGCGGGCCATCCCCGCCCCACTTTTATCTTATCATTCATCTATGCTGAAAACTTATGGTATTCATGGCCAGACGCAGGCCATCCTCAATTTCCCCATCAACGACGGCAAGGCGTGGTTCAAGGCCGAGTTCGGTCGCGGACGCATCGGTGCCGGACCGCAGAACAGGCCCGCCACCTTCACGACCGCCAATCCCGTCATTCAGGGAATCATCGAGGCCAGCGCCGAGTTCGGCCATCTTATCAAGATCGTCCGCGTGACGGAAGACAGCGATGCAAAGAAAGCAGCA